GGTGTTTATCACCCTGCCACTACGGAACAAATTTGGGGTCAGACCTTCCATGTCCCCGGGTTTTGGTCTGTGGTCGATATGCCACCCTCAGTCAATTCTCTTGAAGATGTTCATGCTGTCGTTGCTAAAGAGCTTGACATCGAAGTTGCCCCTCATGGTCCTGGTGTGACTGTCTCCTATTTTTGTGAGATCTGTGAAAACCCCGCGTATCTTTGCGAATGCGGGGATGGCGCAGAGCTCGTTCCTATCTACAGTTGCGACAAGTGCAAATCCAGCGTTACGAATTGTTCGTGCGCAGAGGTATGCGACCCCTGTCGCGAGGTGGAAATGGAGACAAGTACCAACATGTTGGAACGCATCGATGAAATTGTTGTTCCAGAGCATTGTGCTTGGACGGCACGCTCTGTTTCAGATTGGCAAAGCATCTTGCGTGCAATTGACTTTCCCGGTGAGCCTTATAGTTTCCCTGCCGTCGGAACGGTCTATGTCACCTCTCCCACGACCTACCGGTCCCTTCCTGATTGCCATGAAGTTGCTGCCGGAATTACAGGTTTGATGCACTGTGATCTTACCGCATATAATTCCGCCCACCTTTCTCGTGATTGGGAAGTGTTGCAGAGTCCTAAAGACATAGACCGAGATCTTTGGTTTACGGCACAAATGAATGTGTTTGGTCTACCGCGGGATGTAGCTCGCCTCCGAGATTCTTTTATCTCGTTGAGGCAGTGGGCTACGCGCGAACGCAAAAAGTGGTCTCCTGAAGAGACTTGCCGTCAACTGATGACCGTGATCACCTTGATTTGGCCAGAAGATATTTGTTCGAAGTTCTTTACCGACACTGTTCCTAGTGATATCTTCAAGGTCAAGAAAACGCATCGGTTCGCTCACGGAGTCATCCGTGATGATTGGTCCACATGGTTGAGGTCTTTCGTTCCCAACCTTGGTGGACTCGAACTCCCTAGCGTTTAGAGAGCTCCAGCAATCGTTGGAGCGCTGTGTGGTGCTGCTCAGGCTCTTAAACCCTTGGCTCCAGGGTGCCACATTAACAGCCATCCAACGATTGTTGGAAGTGAGCATGGCCGGACGCATGTTATCATTGCCACGCCCGACCATGAACGGTGTTTTACCCCGATCCGTCACGGCAATTGTACCTGCAATGAGCTCAGCGCCTTACACAATAGGGTTTGTGGTGTGGTGCCTGAGCCTACCGCTGGAGGCCTTGTGCTCCTGCGGAAATCCGCAAAGCGGATTAAGAGATTGCTCACACCGGTCGTTCCTAACGACTGGGGGGTAATGCCAAAGCGGTATTCTGGCCTGAAAAGGAGACGTTATGAGCAAGCTGAGCTTGACGTGAGATGTATGGGTTTGCGTCCTCGCGATAGCGATATCGTGATGTTCATTAAGGATGAAAACATCGACCCACGCAAGAAGCACATTTCTTTGCTCCATCCTCGTGCCATTCAATATCGTGGAAAAGGATTTTGCGTCGCGATATCTCGGTTCTTGGGCCCAATTGAACACCAGATCTATGCTCTTAGTGGTGGTCATTCCGGGTTTCCAGCTTCCCGCATGGTTGGGAAAGGATTGAACCAGATCGAACGCGCAAAATTGCTACGCATGAAATGGGCATCTCTTAAAGACCCTGTTTGCGTTGTTATTGACGCAAGTCGGTTCGACCAACATGTTTCTCTTGAACTTTTGGAAATAGAGCATGGTGTCTACTTGTTCTGTTGTCCAAACAAGGAATTCGAGGAATTGTGCCGCCTTCAACTCATCAACCGTGGCCGTACCCGATCTGGGTTCCGCTATGTCACTCGTGGCAAGCGGATGAGTGGTGATATGAACACCGCGCTCGGCAACTGTCTTTTGATGATCATCATGGTCCATGCCTGCTGTACACATCTGGGCATGTCTTTTGACCTTTTGGATGATGGCGATGACTGCATCGTCTTACTCGAGCGTGAGTTCGTAGCAAAGTTTGTAGCAGAGGCTCCTTCAGTCTTTCTTAGCTTTGGACACGAAATCAAGCTTGAGCAAATTTGTGACGAATTCCCCCGTGTTTCTTGGTGTCAAAGTTCGCCGATCGAGATTGTGTCAGGTCACTGGAAGTTTGTACGTGATCCTTTTAAATGCATGTCCTGTGACCTCATCGGTCCGAAGTGGCGAGGTTCTGTTCAAACCCGCCGACGGTTATTATCGTCGATTGGTATTTGTGAATTGGTCTTGAACCTAGGTGTTCCCGTTCTGCAAAATTACGCGCTGGCATTGTTGCGTGCGAGTTCAGGTGCTCGTCCCTTTGACAAAGGTGACTTCTTTGCATCCTCGCTTGCCCTGCGCCTCAAGCGTGAATTAAAGTCTCTTCCTTGGGAGGTGAGACTTTGTGAGTTCAACCTTGAGAAACTTCGGAAGATCAACCCTCAGCCGATCACCGAAGAGGCTAGGCTCTCTTTCCAACGTGCGTTCGACGTGTCTGTGGATGAGCAGCTGTCCCTTGAACAGCAACTCGATCAGTGGACAATTTCCCTTGTGGGTGACGTGTTTCAGTTCAATTCGTGGGATCCAACGACTGGACTTGATTTTCGGGTTTTCAAGCCCGAACGTTACCTCTAGGGATGTCATCCCAATCCAACAACAGTCGGAATCCGCAAGCGTCAACCTCTGGACGCAAGCGACGAAATGCAAGGAGGAAAGAGCGCCGGCAAGCCCGGCAACAACAAGACAATTCCATGGCTATCGTCCCCTGGAATTCGGCTCAAACCAGGACGACTCTCGCACCCCGAGCGATTGGTAAACTCAATCGCACTGGTGGTCCTACTATTCAATCTCGGCGAAGCAAGAACTGCTCCATTGTTTTCAGCCATCGTGAGTACTTCACTGATGTGGTATCTTCTGGAAACCAGTTCCTGTCCGTCATCTCATTTGCGATCAATCCAGGTCGTCAGAATGTGTTTCCTATGCTTCAATCTGTGGCTCTCTCTTTCGAGACCTATAGATTCAATCGTTTGTCTTTCGAATACATTCCGCGATGCTCTACAGCTTCTACTGGATCTTTTGGGATGATGATTGACTTTGACGCCTCAGATGCTCCTGCTGCATCCGAGCGTGAGGTTCTTGCTGTGCAAGGTGCCGTTGATTGTTCTGTCTGGCAGAACGTGATCTACCATGCTCCAAAAGATGCTTTGACTGGCCTTGGTCCACGACGCTTCACCCGAAGCGGCCTCATTCCCACGAATTCTGATGTCAAGCTCTATGACGTCGGAACTTTTCAATACTTCGCCTATGGTCCTGGCGGTGGTACTGCACTTGGGAAGTTGTGGGTCGATTATGAAATCGAGCTTTATACACCACAGCTCGCAACTGAACTCATTGTCTACGGTAACAGTAACCATACTGAAGCCGGAGGCACCATTTCCACGGCTGACGGTTGGGGTACTGCCTTCACGTTGGCTGGTGGGCTCCCTCTTTCTGTAAGTGGGAACAATGTTGAGTTCCTGACCACGGGTGAGTACATTGTTCATGCGTTGTCTACTGGGACTGGCGTCACTGCCAGCCCCGCCATCACAGCAATCGGCAGTGCGACAGTGACCCTTCTCGACGCTCTTGTTAGTGGTACTACGAGCGTCATGTACGAGTTCCTGATTGAAGTTGCTGAAGTTGCCGCGGGTTTCCACTTTAACTATGCGGGTGCCTTCACAACTCTTACTGCGCAACATATGGACGTTGCGCCGTATGTCCTTTCTATCTGATCTCGTGTCCATTCACCAACACCGCTACAAGCGGAACTAGCAGTGTTTCAAGGGTG